ATTTTACCATATCGATAGGTGTATTCAAGGGATAATTCATTGAGTAATTGCCATAGCCACATATAATTAGCATAGGATTTTCTAATCCATATATTATCTGGATGATTCACATGTGTTGCAGAATAAAGAATATTTTCTCGTTCATCTTGTAAAATCCATCTTTTCACTTTGCGACCAGACTTACTTACACCAACAATTTCTGTGCCATCAATAACACGATGAGCCGTAGATAATAGTTGACAAGTTTCCAATATCATTTTCACTACATGTTTATCCACATGCTGTACAGCACATTCTTTAGGAAGTTTATCTAAATAAAAAATATTAATTTCATACCTCACATATAATGTAATGTTGATGGTTCTAGTACAGAACCAAATTTAAGGCCATGTTCTATGGTCTTCCGCTACATGTTCATACCCATCATATTCGGCGATATGCCACTGTACATCATCAGGAATTTCAACAATTCTCAACTCTGAACAACGATCATTGGCAAGTGGACCAAATTCTTCCACTACTTGTATCAACATAGGATCATCACGATTAATATCTCCTACCCACCAATCAGGCTTAGTAATGCCTTCTAATTGTTTATATCGCTCAGTAGCTTCTTCACTCAATCCGAAACCGCCATGGCATACGTTGATAACAATTTTTTGCATTACTTATTCTCCTAATCAGTGATTTCGGTTACGACAAGTTCTTCAGCAACAGGTTTGGAAACTTCTTTCTTCACTTCTGTCGCACCCAAATCTTTCAACTTGGTCACGGCACCAGTTTGTTTCAGGTAATCTTTAACCTTAGAGACTGCAATAAGGCCATTGGGATTAATCAACTGATAACCAACAGCTTTGCGACCGTCTTTCACAACTTTAATTGTGCCATTCATCTTTGTTTTAATCACCCACATATAAGTGGATAATCTATACATTTGAAGTTGGTCGCCCAAGAGAGCTTGAATCTCATCTTTGGTTACAACTTTACCAGAAATCATCACGGTCACAAGTTTTTGTGTCGCGGTCAATCGTACTGTTTTCACCTTAGCGGTCTTAGGTGTCTTTACTGCTTTCGCAACTACTTTTGGCTCTGCCATTTGTTTCTCCATTATCAATTTAAGAACTTCAATTATAACACAAATAGGTGAGTTTGTCAATAGGTATCACCATATTTACCTAACTGTTACCGATTAAGAGTAACATAATCACCGAAGTGTTTTTGAAAAACCTCCAGTAAATTTTCATAATCGCCGGACATCATTTCTTGAATAATAACATTATCATTCAATTTCAATTGCCGACTAAATTTCTTAGCATACCCCATTAGTGCAAATGCATGTCCATCTGGGCCACTTAGATCAATATTAACCATTTTAAAGTTCCTTTTGTATTATTAGTCCACTACTGAAAAATTACCATTTTTAAAACCAATCACTCCGCCTTCTGATGTGATACGCTTTAATACATCTTCAAAGAGTATAGGAGCAAAATCTGTTTGTTCCACACATACTGCATGATATCTAACATCAACCACTCCATCTTTCATAACACGATTGGCATGGGTATGCCCATGTATATTACATCCAAAGCGTCCGAGACTATCGGGATGCACTGGAATATGGCTAAGAATAAGACCGTTCATAACATGATAAGCCCTCAACTCACGGAAATATTCCCGATATTCGGTATCACGGAAGATATCGTGATTACCTCGTATCAACACCTTATCACCGTTAAGGCGACCGAGTGTGGGTAATGCCCGCCGGTTAATAACCGCATCCCCAAGGTGATACACTTTATCTTTTGGTTTAACGCGGTCATTCCAGGACTTGACCATAGCCTCGTCCATTTCTTCAGGCGTATCCCATGGGCGCAGTTTGGTTATGCCGTCATTACGCATAAACTTACAAACACCGAGGTGGCCGAAATGTGTATCTGAGGTTAACCAAACCGCACCCATATTAAGCTCCGAAAATTGAATCGTTCATATCTTTAACGTCCAGTTCCTTCTTAGTGTAATCGACTGGAATCTTAGAACCATTTACCAAAACGTAAGCGATATCGAAAGAATAAACAGAGCCAATCTCCGTATAAACACCTTCAACATTAACCATTCGGGTAGTTCCTGATTTATTATCCATCATTGTACCGTACCAACCATTCCTCAATTGAATACGGGCACCTTTTTTAATCTCTTTAGTCAACATAATTATTTTTCTCCATTTTAATACAGTCACAATTTGAATTTGCAAATCTTTATGGGAAATAACTTCTAAAATTACTCCATATTTTTTGCAAGTACGTTTAGGCAAATCTCTGCCATAAGGAACAACAAATTTGGTGCCGTGCTTTGCTTTCAGAAAAACTACCGTAGAACGATCAAAACGACTCATCATACAATTTGTAAATATTTTTACCATTTTAAGCCGCCTTTAACATTACAGTAGGATACTTCACAAAACCACTTGTGTCTTTTTTCGCTTTGCCTTTTGCATACAGGCCAACAACACCTTTTGGATCAAGAAAACGTAAATCAGATTCATCACCGTTGAAAACAGGAAGACCGTTATAAGTCTCTGGCATCGGTTGGGTTTTCTTAATACCAAAAACAACAGCAACATTCAATCCCTGCAAAATAGCTTTTTTAACATCCAAATCATTACCATCAGCCGCAGAAAAGGTTAAATGATAATTTGAAATACCAGATACTTTGCGTCCAAGAACCTTGGTGTAATCGTAAAATTGCACTTCAGGAAAGCATTCAAACACATTCAATCCGGGAAGCATATCGTATTTTTCCCAAGAAATATCTGAAGTACCATTCAAACGAAAAACGGGGGTAAGACCCAACCTTTTAGATTGTTTTATACCAAGTTTAATATCTTGATAAAGCGCCAACATATAGTCCATGCGCCTTTCAAAAAACATGCGGGTTTTACGCTTACGGGCTTCTTGAATAACGTTGGTAGATTCACCTTTTTTAAACATACCACCACGACCAGCCGTATTCAAACAGGCCGATTTACATCCCGAAGTGGCTTTCGGACAAGTGTTATAACCAGAAACATCAGAGGGCGCCAAATGAAGAATATATGTGTTATATCCCTGTTCTAGGCCTTTGAGGGTCTTTGGGTTTCCTGTAGAGAGCAATTTCATATTAGCTATTGACCTTTTTAACACCATAATACATACATGTTAATCCAACAATACCAACAAGAATTGGAAGGATTACATTTTCAGAATCTGTCCCATTTTCAATGCCGCCAATTGCAGCAAAAACAACAATGAGTCCGACAATTATTCGTATCATACTGTTTCCTTATCGAGAATAGAATATTCAACTTCTTGAAAAGCCGAAGCAATGAGAAACGAAATTGTGTTAGACAATTCTGGTTCTATGCTTACCATTTGCTCAACAAAAAACACCATGTCTTTTTTTGAAAGACCCTTCAATTCGCCTATCAGTCCAAAAATCTCTGAGACTGAGAGTTTATTATTAATCAACATTACTTACTCCTCATCACTAAGAAACCATTATAACATAACGGCATTAATTGTCAAGCCCTATCTAAGCTGTTGATTTTGTTAGGCTTTTTATGACAGCCGTAATGTGCTTACACTTGGAAGTATATTTAAATCCAATACACTCACAGGAATAGTGATTATTGTTCTTAATAATCATATACTTACCTTTGGAGCCTTTAACTTCAAATTTTCGGATTGGGATTGTGTTTCCAGATAGAACAACCATTTTATGTACATTCTTGGTACTAATGATTGATACTGGATTTTTAGGATTGTTTGTTTGAACAGAAAAAGATTCTCCGTCTATCCAGCGGGCGTTTGGAATGACACGGCCGCGGGTAGTGTAATACATAAATTCCTCATTTGAGAAAATATATGTGTTCCTATATTTTGTTGTTACTTCAATACTTGAATCTATACTTGGGATTTTCATGTAACCATTATAACATAATGGCACTTAATTGTCAACCCCCCAATAAGCTCTTGATTACTAACCTTTAAGCAGACCCTTGTGTGCAGATTCACTCATTTCTTCATCAAATTCAGAAATTCTTAACTTATTCAATTCTCTTTGAAGAGCAAATTTCTCTGATTCATCCGTCAGAATTTTTTCTTCTAGGGCTCGAATTTGTTTCTGTAAGATTTCTCTATAAGACATATTTCTTCTCCTCTTTCATCATACGATATAATGACCTATCGTGATGCTTCTGTTTGTTGTTGGTTGTTTTATTTTCATCAACATCATGAGTTTTTCGAAATTTAGTTTTTACTGGTTTTTGGAATTTATTATTACTGCCTGTGTACATTTTATTGCCTATCTCTTCTTCAGTTTAAAATGTGGTCAGCTAGACCATATTCAATCATATCTTCTACCGTCAACCAAGTATCAGTTGGTTTAAGAAGTTTAGAACGAATCTCTTTAGTATCTAGTTCATTGGTAGAATCTTCAAGAACCCGCAACATTCGAGTATGTGAAAATTCAGACTCTTTCATTCTAGATTTCAAATCGTGGTGCTTGCCTTCAAAAATATCACTATACTGATGGCTTAATATAGATGTTGTTTTTGAAATATATCTCTCGCCTTTTGTTCCAGCTACAAATATAAGAAATGCAGCCGAACAAATAGAACCAATTCCAATAGTTCTAATTTTAGATTTTGAGCATCTCATAATATCTATTAATGCAAATGCATCATTCAATCCTCCACCAGCGGAATTAATATACAAGGTGAGAATCTTTTCACCAGGATTACAATTCTCATAAACAATCCAGCGGATAACTTCGTTTATATTTTCTGTAGTAATATCACCCATTAAAAAGTGTATATGATTTTTTAATAGATTGAGTCCAATTTTATCTTGAGAACCGAAATACTCTTCTTTGTCTTTTCGTAAATTATCCATTAGAATGCCAACTATATGCGGTTTTAAGAATGTCAACCATATTCCTCTCTGGTTGAAAGTTTAATATTTTTTTAGCTAAGGTAATATCGGCAACAAGACTGTCAGCATCACCTGTTCTCCTAGGCTTCATTGTATAATGAACCTTCTTACCTGTTACCTCTTCAAGACAATGTATAACCTCTAAAATTGAGTGGCCTTGGCCTGTTCCTAAATTTAAAATTACAGACTTTTCTCCAGCAAGTATATACTCTGCGGCTTTAACATGAGCATTGGAAATATCGGTTACATGTACATAATCACGAATGCATGTTCCGTCTGGTGTATTATAGTCATTTCCGTTAATCACAAAGTTATTTAGATTTTCTATAATCTTAGGAATTAGATGTGTTTCTGGTTCGTGAGATTCTCCCATTTCACCATCTGCATCGGCGCCAGTTAGATTGAAATACCTAAAGATTACACTATTAAAGCCTGAAGATTTGATTGCCATCTCGGCGCACATTTTGCTGGAACCGTAGGGAGAATTATCAAATTTCTCATCATCTTCTTTGATAGGCCTATTCTGAGCTTTATATACTGCCGCTGTTGAAGAGAAGATAATATTCTTAACTCCGTGACGCTGCATAATTTTTAATAAATTACAAGTGCCACCAGAATTTACCGAATAGAATTCAACGGGTTCATTGAATGAAATTCCAGCCTCAATACGCCCAGCTAAATGCACGACAACATCAATTTTATATTCTTTAAATATAGAATTTAATTGTTCTGTGTCCTGCACTATGTCAGTATAAAAAGATGTATTAACATAATATCTATTAATGGGTCTGTTATGTCCTAATCCAATGACATTCCATCCAGCTAAACTAAAAGATTTAGCTAAATGAGAACCCAAATATCCAGCAACACCTGTTATCAATACGGTTTTCATATTATGCTACTATTGTAATTCCGGGCCCAATCTCTAACATTTTCTTTTTTGTTTTCCAAGGAAATTCATTGTTATACTTTTTACTATTCACATCATTCCCTTTGATAAAGAATTCATTATTCACTGAATTTGGATTAGCATCTAATCGGTAATTAACTGTGTATTTGGAAGTACAATTATACTTTTTAAAATTATCACTTACAGCCGAAAAAAATTGCCTATCAGCACCCCATTGCCCATACCAAGCATGACCAATGCGAACAGCAGTATCACGGCGTATTCCAAAACAAGAAGTATCGACATGAAATATCTTATCATTGAAATATACAGGCCATTTACCCAAAGACTCACAATTGTCATCACAAACATATTGACCTCCTTTATCTACAATTTTTCTCAACGAATAAACCCAATCATTACCTTCTTTGATTGTTTGAACAATGCTTTCAACATGATCAGGTTCAATCCAATTATCTTCATCCAAATAACAAATAATATCAGCATTAACAATAAAAGAACAGGCCGCATAGACACGGTGCCCATACCAACCTTTGCCAATATTTTCCTGCAATTCTATCGTTCTAATTTTCTTCTTGGTAGAGGCCTCTGATAATATAGGATAGATTTTATCAAAATGTTCTTTACCATCAAGAAAAACATAATTTACTATATCACCATAAGTTTGATTTTGAATACTTTCTAGACATTGTGCTAAATGATCAGAACCAATAGTAGGAGTAACGACAGCCACTCTCATAATTAAATATTAATTCCAGGAAAAGATTCTTTTACTAATTTCACAGTTAGAAAAGGAATGTCTAAATCTTTTTTAATAAGTTTGCACAAGAGAACCGCTTCATCTTTATGGAGGGTTTCTAAAACGCTACACAATAAATCAGTCTGCCTTTTTGGTGTTAAATTTGTTGATCTTTTTGGATGATTAGCAATGAAACGATATAACTTAGAGATTTCGGAATCTAGATAAGCATAATTCAGTCCAGCCGGTTCAAGTGCAGGCCTGTAAGGTGGTACGATAACATCAAATTTGAAATTGTCGTTAAATGCAATGACCAAAAAATCACGAAACCTTGGATGATCATGTTTTCGCAACACATTAATCTTATCGTTCTTAGTCGGTGCTAATTCAAAATCTTCAAATATTTCTGAGTATAACTTAGTGGATGACATTACAAACCTTTCTAAAATTCATCAATGATTCCAATTAAATTCTTCAATCTATATTGGATTAAATAATTCATAAACACCTGCTTGGTTTTACCTTTGGTATTATCATATATATCTAATATATTAGTAGATACTTTTTCGGGAATCTTGGTAAAATCAATTAAGGTTTCATTCCTGCAATAATTTCTGAACATATCTTCGGTGCAAAAGTCTTTTGGTTCTTGATTCATCCAATTCAGAATCTTCACTTCGGTAATTGACTTCTGCCTACCACCAGATACAAATACATCATCGGGAGATAGAATGTTAGGAATGCCGTCTCCTTTATCTCCCCGAATAATTAGTTGTTTTAGTTGAGCCGCAGGAAAAGGTTCTTTTATAAACTTTTTAAGTATAGGTGAGTATTGTTGAATATTAGGATGCTTTTGCAATTGAGCAAAATCTTTATCACTTGATAGGATCATGATTTTTTGAGTAGCTGAATGTTTCATGCATAAAACGGCGATTATGTCATCAGCTTCGCAAGTATCAACATCAACAACTTTATACGGAGAAAAGTCTTTTAATTCTGACCTAATAGTATTCAAGCAAGAAAAGATGGAATTCCAATCATGCCCAGATGCATCCCTAGTTTTCTTTCTATTGGCTTTATAATGTTCAAATATCTCTCTTCTCCAGTATTGGCGATTATCACAAGCAATAATCACCTCAGGTCCATAAGACTCTTTGAATTTTTTAACATAGGTTCTGAGTGTGTTCAGAATCATATGCCTAACAAGGGCTTCATCAACAACCGTCTTTGATGATCCTATTTGTTCCATCAGGTTAGAAATAGCTACCTGATTAAAATCTATAATTATCACAATATTTCCTAATCATTTTATATACCGTATTATATCACAATATAGTTATTTAAAGAGGCAATTATTATCTAATATTATCTATATCAAAAATTAGATTAACAACATAATCTGCATCCATTTCGGTAGAATTATTGTCCTCAAAAGGTATTACCGTTAATGAATCGGCAACAACATCATACCAACAATAGATACAGACCTCTTCTTTTGGCCTATGTATGATGAAACCAAACGCATTATCATGAGGAGGAAATTCATCAATGTTTAATGATGTTTCGTGGATGAATACCGCAAATGATTCAAAATTATAATTAGATGAACAATCATCATTCTCACCATATCCATCAAATACGATTTTAATACCGGGAAGAGTATCACCAGAATCATTTCCTGAGCTTAGAATTCCGGTTTCCATTGTCATTCTAAAGTCACGAACCCATGATTCTATGACTGGTGAATATTCTCTATTATCATCGGTATGGAACTTCATGAATACTCCTTATATTCGGTTAGCATGTTATATATTATTTAACAACCCGCACCAGTATTATATCTTTGTTTATTCGACCTGTCAAGCTACTTTCAACGGCAACAATGTTATTTGCCGCAGATTTAAGGTATTGTTTAGTACCGGTAACTATCTTCGGTATAACATCATTGGGCTTACGAACCTTTTTCTGTGTAGATTTTGAAGGTGAATAATTTACTATCGTTGAACCTTTTACCGATAGTCCAGATATATCATCCGAATAATAACAACCCAACTTACGAATCTTTGTGTTATATACCCATAGAGCAGAAGCTCCAATTATATTCTGTGGTGGTACAGAGGTTAAATCCAGTTCGATAAATTTATCCATGTAGTTCAACTTCGCAACCAATTTAGCCGGTGTTTTTGCTTTAGTCTTCCTAGGTTTTCGTCCTTGTTTTGATTCCTCGGATAGTTTAATTGCATCTGAAATAATCAGATTATAGTATGCCGCAAGTTTTTTTAATTGAGACTTACTTCGGTGAGAATAACCCTCTTTTAATTGTTCATCATCGGATGCGATAGCCAATTCAATTTCATCCCGATGTTTTTTAAATATAGTCACAATCTTAGGACTATGCATTGCCTTGATTGTATCGGACATAATTGAATATGGAGAAGGTGTTTTATTAAAATCATTTAGTACATAATCATCAACAGAACCTTCTAATTCTCCAGCTACGATAGATATTTTTTCGGCCATTCTATCTTGTATTGAGATAACATTACTTTTAATGGCGACAACATTAACTGGTGCAACTTTCTTTGTGCTAATAGATTTTTTAATCTCTTGGACCTTTTCATCAAACCACATCTGATTTGTTGAATTGAGAATTCCACCATTTGTAATAATTCTACAAATATATCCAAATGTAGTTGAACAGGATTTTAATTCTTCGGCCTCAAGGTTTAACTTATGATTCTTTTTAAAATAGGTAAGAATATATTTCTCAGAATCTTTTGAAACCTTATTTTGACAGTACCAATTTAAAGTTTTGACCATATCAATTTTGGTCAACTCAGTACTAAAAATTGGTTCTTCACCTTCAAATATAACATACGCATCAAGAATTCGTGTCATTTACAATTTCCTCAAATGTTAAGTTTGCGCCTTGATTGATAATAAAAATACCGTCGGAAGTTTCTTCATGTTCTAATGCCAACAATCTTGCAACCTTATAGGCTTTAACTAAACCTAGGACAGGAGAACAGTTTCCGAAAACTTCATTAATTTGACACCCATTCAATTTAAACGTGGCCGAAACATCATCAAAACCGCCTATTAAATCTTCATATAGATCATGATAGGCCACACGATAACCTGGCACATTCCAATCCGTTTTTGTTTTAAGTATATAGATTCCACTCATGATAGTAGAATATCTGGTGGTTCTAGATTATCAGCCTCAAGTATAGCATCCTCATAACTGACAGAATTCAAAGGGATATTTTGCCCATCAAAGAAAATGGCGATATATTCACCAGAAGATTTATTGTGTTCCATCGCGAGCAAGAAGTTTTTCATGATATTCCTTTATTAAAGAACCATTATATCATAAATAGATATACTTGTCAAGTGGTAATAATGTAGTGTAATTCGTTGATTATTATCATAAAACCTTTAAAATGTGGTGAATCCATGAAGAGCTTATTAATATACATTAATTTTGCATTATGCCTGTTTATATCGTTCTCGGCTTTATCCAATCCGATTGATGATAATTGCCCACAATTTGTATTGCGCGGCGCACCAGTGTCTTCACTTAAAAACACCCAGTATCTATGTAAAAAGAATTATGCTATACATTACAGATATGATACCAGAACCGCAGAATATGTTGTTGAACATATCACCAAAGAATCTGTAACTGGCCCAGCAAAACGGGCTGACGATTTTAGACCAGACCCGAGTGTAGATAAACAACACCAATCATTACTATCGGATTATGCTGGATTTCCATATGACCGTGGACATCTTTCTCCCGCAGGAGATAATACACAAACCGAAGAGATAATGAGTGAAAGCTTCTTTTTAACTAATATGGTTCCTCAAGTTCCTAATCATAACAGAGGAATTTGGAAACAGTTAGAAACATATATCCGTAATTGGGTACTGGAAGGGAAAGATATATATGTTGTAACAGGAACAGCGTATTCTCCTGGATATGAAACGATAGGAAATAACAAGGTTGGTGTTCCTCAACATATGTGGAAAGTTATCGTTGATCGAAAAGCTGGAAAAGCTATTGCATTTTTATTTCCAAATATGCCATTACCTGTAGTTGATTTACCGAAATATGCAACAACAATAGATGAAATTGAATTATCAACAGGCATAAACTTTATGCCAAAATTACCAGTATCATCTAAATTAGAGAAAGAAAAAGCCAATCTAAATGACTGGAGTGGTTTGCATTAATGTTAACCGAAGATGAAGCTGCAGCTCTTTTTGTAGTGTTCATTATTTTCGCAGCCTATATTGCATTTCCAACATAACTATATAATAAACATTATCAATATTTTTATAATCTCATAAATGAAAAGACTATGAAGAAAATACTCGCACTATTACTATTACTTGCGTCCTCGGCTGTGTTCGCACAAATGCCAAATTCCACAGTGCCACTTCCTCCGGATCTTGCAGCAATTAAGAAAAGAAATGTCTTGGTTATTGCCATGAACCATAAAGATGTTATTCCATTCTTCAGCGGAGAAGGCGAAGACCTCAAAGGGCTTGACGTTGATATTGGTCGCAGAATTGGAGAATATCTTGGTGTACCTGTGGAATTCCGTAGAGATGCTCAAAGTTTTGCCGAAGTAGTAGAACAAGTTAGAAGCGGCAAAGCTGATATTGCAGTAAGCAAATTGTCAATCACTGGACCAAGACTGCAGACGGTTCGTTTTAGCGATCCGTATATTAAACTTAGACAAGCAATGATTATTAATCGGTTATGGCTAAGTAAAAATAGTCGCGGTCGTGAACCACATGAAGTGCTCAGAACCTTTGATGGTAAGATATCTTTTATTCGTAACAGCAGTTATGATACCTTTGCTCGTGCTAATTTTCCCAAGGCACAATACATTCCAAATGATAGTTGGGATAACATAATTAAAAATGTTACCGACGGTACAATCGCAGCAGGTTATAGAGATGAGTTTGAAATCAAGAAAATCAGTTATGAAAAACCAGATGCAGCAATTACAACTAAGACAATAACAATTTCTGATTCTGTGGATAACATCGCAGTGGCAGTTAATTATCAATCCACAACCTTACTCAGTATAGTGAATTTTGTTATCAGAAGTGAATACAGTAACATTGATACTAAAAAATTAATTGACCGTTATAAAATTGAAAAATCAGCATCAACAAAAAAATAATTAGGAACCCATATGAAATTTAATTTTAAAGATTTTCTCTCAAGTCCCTGGACTATATTAGGTTCTATCATTCTCGGTGTATTGGCCGGAGTATATGCTCCTGAAACAAGTATGAATTTTGAAAGTGTTGGCGGTATCTACATCAGCCTGCTTAAAGTAGTTGTACTTCCATTCTTGTTGGCAACTATTCTTGTTGGTGTTATTAGTCTGCTACAAAAGGATGGTAGTGCCACCCTAATACGAAGAATTATAGTTAGTTTCATTGCCAGTATGTTTCTGGCTTCATTTATAGGTGTTGCTACCGTTGTATTAACTGGTAGCGAAATGACTCCAGAGAAACAAACAAAACTTGGTGCCATTGTCAACAGCAAAGATGCAGGGAGCGATCTTAATATCACACTTAAAGAGGCCATGCCAATTGTACCTGGAGTTGATCCACTGGCGGCCGCACAAAAGTTTATTCCTGAAAATATCTTTAATACTTTAAACAATGGTGAGAGTTTGAAGATTGTTATTTTCTGTTTGATATTCGGTATCGCATTAGGTAACATCAAAAGCACCGGGCAAGAAATGTTAGTTGATGTGCTGAAAAGCATCCAACAAGCCAGTATAAGTATTTTCAAGTTCTTAAATTACTTCTTGGCAATCGCATTGTTAGCAATGATTAGTAGTCAAGTTGGTAAAGTGGGTGTTGGTATCTTCCTAACCATGGTTGAGTTCATTATGCAACAAGCACTTGGTGGATTCTTGGTTATGGTGTGTGGTATAACAGTGATCTGGTTGCGTAGTAAAGTTAGTCTGATGGAAGTAATCCACACTATACAGGAAACATTGATTGTGGCTGTTAGTTCTCGCAGTTCATTAGCCTGTATACCATATGCACAAGAAGCCATGAATAAGTTAAAGTTTCAAAAATCATCTGTGGAGTTGGCCATCCCGTTGAGTTTTACTGTAAATAGGATTGGTAGTATTTTCTACTATGCCATTGCC